CTTTACTGACGTTGTCAGTTTGAGCGAATACGAAGAAGCTTATTTCATCATCTCTTGGGGCGTAGGCACAACGGGAACAACTACTATTACAGTTGAATCTTGCGATGATTTTACACCCTCAAATACGGAAGAAGTTGAGTATGAATACAAGCGGGTGTCTGCTGGCGAGACGAACACCAAATGGACAGCAGTAACGTCCTCTGGGTTCACCACGACCGCAGGTAGTCACCAAACTTATGTCATTCGGGCAAAGGCCGAGAACCAGTTCTTGAACTACCCGAACGTAAGGCTCAAATGCGATGAGGTTGCCGACGCTGCCCTTCTTGGCGGTTGTTTGATTATGATGGCTAAGCCATCGTATGATAGCGAAGTACTTAACGCTGTAACAGCGTAATTTAAATAACTCTGGTGCGGGCGGGAAACTGTCCGCATCTTAATATCTCTCGAAAGGAATATTATGAGTACAAAAGCAAGATTTCTAGAAGGCAATCAAACATTTTTCGATGATAAGTATAATGCAGCAATGCCAGGCGGCGTATGGGCAACTTGTCCGGTTAATGCAGCCATGCATGATCCTGGAATGGCTCACGTTATATTTGAAGACTTCAATAATAATGATGCCGCAACGATGGCAGGTTATACGGTAACACAGGCTAGTACTGGCACATTCGCATTGACGGACGAAGTCGGTGGGGTAGCACTAGCAGACTGTAACTCCGGAACACAGCATCAAGGAGTCAACGTCCAGAAGCTAGGCGAATGTATCAAGCCTGCCGCCGACAAAGATATATGGTATGAGTGCAGATTCAAGGTTGTAGACACTGCTATCACCTCTCAGATATTCGTAGGGCTTGCCGACATTGACGGTACGTTGCTTCCGAGTGGAGCTTTAGACGCCAATGCTGATTATGTGGGTTTGACTGTTTTGACTACCCTTGCGGGTGTGTCCGAATTGTCGGCGTGCAAGGCTACTGCTCAGAGCCAAGTAACAGGAATTAAAACACTGGTCGAAGATACTTATGTTAAATTCGCATTCAAGATCACTGGCGTTTCTAAGATAGAGTACTGGATAGACGATGTAAAGGGTTCTAGTACACTATTGACAGCAAACATTCCGATTGTTGATTTGACTCCTACGTTCGTTTGCCAGACTGATAGCACTACCGATCCTATTCTGCATATTGACTACTTTAAGTGCGTACAAATTAGATAAATAAGCGGGTGGTTTAATAGCCACCCGTATTTTTTATGAGGAGCAACAATGGCTGACGGAACAATGAATATATTAAAGACGATTGGTGCTTTAATTGGAATTGTAGTTATATTAGCGACCCCGATTACCGCCATAACACTAGCAACTTATACAGGTAACGCAGCACAGAAGCAAGCAGAGAGAGCGATTAGTATTGCTGGGGAAGCAAAGTCAATAGGCGAACAAAACGCTAGGGACTTTGAGTATTTCAAAGGAGAAATGACAGCTACAATGAAGGCGGTCAACAAGAGCATTGACAAGATGAGTGAAGGCCATAAAGACGGACTTGATAAAATGGACGGGAAGATTGATAAGGTAGAGGGGAAAGTTGATGAATTATTAAAGATAATGGTTAGATTCGAGAGGGCAGGCGATGGCGAATGATAATAATGAGCGGCTTATTCCGATACCGATAAAGCCACGTAAGCCAATACCAATAAAACCAAGAAAACCAATACCGATTAAGCCGAAACCAAAGAAGTAAGGAGTAACAAAATGAAATCATATGCAATTTTACTAACACTATTAGCCGTGTGTCTTTTTGGTATATATGGCATCCAATCAGTAGAGGGCGACAGTGTAGGTCGGGCCAAATCAAACGATCTCAAGTTTAATTATTTCTACAACATTACCGGAACTGCCCCGTATATCCGTTACGTCAATAAGAATGTTGGCAAGGTTTACGAGGAGACTACTGGCAATCTCTCTAATACTACAACATGGACAATTACAGACGTATCGCTTGAGGACAGCATGGCCGACATTGGCGGTTGGCAGATACCAGACGACAAGATACCTCCAGCGGGAACCTACGACGTTCTGCTTTACGACGTAGACACAGCAGAGGGTTCACGTTCAAATACCGATACTGTAACAAGAGGCAAGCACGCACAGGTTGATGGAAGAATCATAACATTTAGCGATATTTAAGAGGTGATACATGTCACTTGCTACATTAGTAGAATTTAAGCTTTATAAAGGCATCACTTCAATCGATGACGATGTATTGAATCAGTCGATGCTTGACAGTGCGACAAGTGCGATAGAGACGTACTGCAACCGGATATTTGCCCTTACTTCTTACCGTGAATACCATGACGGAGGCGGTTCGGAGATTAACCTACGCAATTTCCCTATTGTCACGGTTACTTTATTGGGTGTATGGCGTGAGGCTGCCTTTGGCATACAGAACACTTCGAGTGATGCTTATAATGCCCAGGTATCTATCAGTGAGACAGAGATTCAGTTGCAGGTGTTTGGCGGGGTCAACGAAGACAATACGTCCTTGACGCTTGCAAGCTACTCTACTATGTCCGATTTATTTATCGCGATAAACGCACTTAATAAGGGCTGGTCGATTACAGAGATAACCGGATTTAACTTTTGGAGTCCTAGCGAGTTACTTCCAACCGGCAAAGGCTTGCAGTGCAAACAGGACGTTGCAGAACCTCAGATACCGAGCGAGCCAGAGTCTGATTTTACTACGGACACGACATCTGGCATACTTAAGTACTTCGGCTGCTTTTGTGAGGGGTTCCAGAATATTACAGTCCGGTATAGTGCCGGCTATGCCGCCATACCTGCTGATTTGGTTCAGATATGTATTGATCTTACATGCACTTATTTTGACGCTTCAAAGAGTAAGATGAATTCTAATATGAAGAAAGAAAAGATAGGCGATTACGAATATGAGACTGGAGGGACTGCCCAGATTGGTGCAACTTCCGCGACTGGCATTCCATCGACTATCGCAGGCAGATTAAATGGATGGGCGACGAGAGCATGAGTTTATACCTTAATACATGTTTAGTACAAAAGGTCACTGAGGCCCAGACATCAGCGGGAACGGTTAACCCTACGTACACAACACGTATCTCGGCTCTTGAATGCTCAATACAAAATAGAAATTTACAGACAACCGATAGCTATGCCAAGGAAACAATCGTTGACGTTTATAAGCTTTATACTCCTTTTAATTCTACTTCTGAAGCGATAGCGAAGTCTGACCGGATCGTATGGCGTGGTAAGTCTTTTGAGATTACAGGGATTGGCGATGGGGCAGGCCGTAGGCATCACTTTGAGATTGATATGCTGGAGGTTGACTGATGGCTGACATAGCAATAGAAGGTGGCAAGTTAGATTGGGACGGCGTTAAGTTTATTGCAGAAGTTACAGATGCTAATGTAAAAGCTATGACGAAGGCGGCTATTGTAGTCCAGGCTAAAGCCAAGGAATTAGCAGGCGGGACGGGGTCTGGTAGGAAATATAAGAGGCGTGGGATTACTCATCGAGCTTCTAAGCCAAACCGCCCCCCAGCGAGAGATACCGGAGTGTTAGTCAATAGCATAAGTTTTGCAATTTATAAATTTGGAAAAACGCCCGGAGTTGATTTAACGAAGGCTAAAAATTTAGAGGTTATAGGCGCGGTCGGTGCTGACCATAATCTATTGATAAGTGGGAATCCTAATACTGACCCTGATTACGCTATCTGGCTAGAACTTGGAACGCACAAGATGAAGCCAAGGCCATACTTAAGACCGGCCGTAATTAAGTCAAGGAAAACGATAAATAAAATATTTAATGACACTATGAGAAAGCTATGATAAACGAAGTCGCACAAGCAATACTGACAAAGTTCAACGAGACGCCAGCGGGCGATACTCTGCGTGCGGCTTTAACTGGTGGCTTATTCTTCATGGAGGCTGGTAGGACGGTGTCTTTTCCTTACGGCGTTTTTACATGGGACGGATCGAGCATTGAAGAAACAGCAGGTGATCGCACAAACGGGATTGAGACAGCTTCAATAACTGTTAAATTATATACGAAGTCTGATGATGGTTCGGCTTTATTGTTCACTATTGAGCAGCTATTCATTGAGCTATACGATTGGGCGACATTGACTTATCCAGGTAGTGAATACAAGCACCTGGCAATACAACGAACAGGCGAAATTAACCGAGGCAAGATTGACAATGTCTGGGAAATAGATTTATTTTATGATGTAATGTTTGAACATTAACGAAAGGGGCTATTATGGCTTTGCATGGAAAATTTGGAAATAACGTATTCGACGGGACTGCCCTCGCTAATCTTCAAACGGTAGACCTTACCAGAGTTAGCGATGCGCATGACGTAAGCTCTATGGGGCTTGACTGGTCGCAGCAGCTTACGGGGTTGACCGACTTCAGCGT